AAGACCCGAACGATCGGTCTTCTGAACGAATCTTTCACAGAACACGCCTTTCTTGGTAGAACGATAGGACTTTCTCTTGTTGAGCTTCAAGTGGACCGAGTCGACATTGCGCTCATATTGGTCGCAGACCGATATAGCCCAGTTGCCGATGAGGTCATCACCGCAAATTTGGTAAGACTCACGGGGCGCGCCAGCGTTGCTTGCGCACCAAGAATTAAGGACACATAGAACTGTCCAACTTGGTCCAAGACCCATGAGTGCTCCGCACTGAATAGTTTGACCGGTGGTTAACTCGGTCAGAGGACGTATGACGCTTTCGATCGCGTCGTCCCACCATTCAGGCTTACCAAGGTGATCTGTTATTCGATTGAGAACGAACCTGGCGGTTCGTATCGAAATCGGATCAGTACTTTTTGCGAAGTCAGCCGAATAGAGAATAGTCTCGAGTACGTCATCCGACGGAACGAGCTTCAGTGGTCGGTTCTTCAGCGCGGCGCGAGTGATGCTTAACTGCTTTACAACAGGCAGTAACCAAGCATTCATCGCGCGCGCTAACCACACTGTGCTCGCCGAATGGACGGTGGCGACACGAATCTTTCCTGTGCAATCAATGATCGGGGTTGCGCGACAGACCTGTTTATCTGGTCTCTTCGCGTCCTGTAGTGCGCTACGGAAAGCATGAGTGACGTCACCTTTGACGTAGAAGGGTTCTATACCGAGATAGGCGTCGGCGAAGTCATCCCACACGCCGACATTGTCGTGTAAGATGTCCTCCATCGGACCTGTGGAAAGAGAGTGACACGCCTCATAAGCTCCCGGATAATCAGGGAGCGGATGAGCTGCGCGCCACCACGGCTCGCCTCGTCTCGCTGCTCGCTCTGAGACAATGTTTTCCAACCTGGACCATTCCTCGATCATCTCTTCGTCTGTTCCTACTCGTTTGAATAGTGGCTTTAGCGCGGTAAGACAGCCGCCTTTAGCCCTAGAACACTCCAATGTAGCGGAGTCATTCGGTAGGGGCAGTAAAGGCTGTTCTGGCCTTTTCGAGAGTCGAGGTAACCCTTTCAAGAGCTCGTCGATGTGCTTTCCGATACTACAAAGGATGTCGGCATCGATTTCTGGGCGGTCTTCGGTAAGTCGGTCAACTCCCTCGCGAAGTGCGAGGTCGATTTCCTCTTTGGCCGGACGAGGCATGTTAACGCCTCTGACCAAAGTGGAAGCGAGGAAATAGGCTTGACGATCTAGCCCTTTTCCTCCGATCTCCGTTTCGCGGTCGCGCTTGTTGCTATCCAAGATAGCAGCTCGTCGCGCGGCCTCAGAGATGAGTTTGATACCGGCTCCTCCTTGGGTAAGCACAATTTGAATGATCTTCACGTATCGTCTGATTATCTGACGATTTCTAGGAGCGAAAAGCTTCTGTCCGTGTTTGATCTCACCTTGTGTGAGCTCCAAGAAGGTACGAAAGGCCTCCCAGTTCTCGTTGACGACACCGATGAATCGGTTGCACGTCTCCGCCTCGTCTCGCGACAGATTTTCGTTGCGACGAGTTGCTCTAGGAGTTTGGGAAGGTTCAGGTGGGGAAAACGGTTGATTTGTCTCAATCGGTTGAGAGAGAGGAGACGGAGGTGTATATCTCGATGTCGTAAATTCCCAATTGACAGGCACGGTGTGTAGACTTCTAGTAGAGTTTACACGGAACCCGTGCAGGAAGTTCAAGGTCTTGCTATTTTGTAAGACCTTTAGGCCACAGGCTATAAGGGTGCTAAGGGATCTCAGGACGGTGCCGTTTACGGTGTTCGTTTTGAGGGGTCTGAGTGCCTTCTTATTTCGTGTGGTTAAGACTTCCGATCGTGGGTGGTCCTTGTGGCTGCCCAGGGAAGTGACTTTCGTTGCAGAGCGCCTTGTTTCCGAA